TTAGTTCGTTTATAAATCGGACTCGCCAACCGTGTGGTAGATCTGGGAAGGTTTTCTGGCCTTCGAACTGCCAACTATTCCTAGGAGTAAAGTGTTGGATTGGGGTTGTTTGGGTTTCATCCAAAATCACAGACCATTTATTATCCTTCAGAAACAGGGAAGCTCTGCCGGCAGCGGCGATTTCTTCTAACACTTCTCTTACTGTAGCACTATAGTCTATAATTTTGGAATAAGTCCTAGAAGCAGTTGTACACTTTACATGCCAAGATTGCAAAGTATCTAGATCAACTCTGGTTAGGGTTATAGCCCTAGCATTAGCAGCATCCCTCAACACTGTTCTAAATAGGGAGGCCGGATTCCTAGTAATTGTAGCAATCCAAGTGCTGGTACCTGGATCCCAATCTGGAACAATAGATTTGACTATACCATTTAATTCATCCACTGTTCCATGTAATTGGTTAGTAGCTTTTATCCTTAAGGCTGTCATAGCCAAAGGTTTGCCAAAATTAATCGCGGAGGTGGTTTTTATAGTCCGCAATGCTGTCCAATAAGTCAGATCATAATCATAATTACCACCAGATTGGGTTAATCTAGTCAATCTTATATCATATTGACCTGTGGCTACAGTAAATCGATGTCCCTTTCTAACTGCCGAACCCGTAGCTGCACTTACTACCAAGTTCGTAACATTAGACCATACTGATGCTCCTGTAGCACTTTTCTCTATCCTCACGGTCACTTCTCTAGTCCCTCTATTCCCAGAATAGGGGTCTACAGAAGTTAAACCATTGGGGAAGGTCAAATCCACGGAAATCTCATTGGCATCCGGGTTAGTAGTTCTTACCTCCATAGCATTGTAGGTCAACAGAACAGAAAGGGCTTCTTCATGGATGTCATTGGTATATAGAGTTAATGGCGGGTCTGTAGCATATCCTTCTACGGTCTCTATCTCTACATCATCAAATTCACCAATAGCCGTCTCGCCAATCTTAATATCGCTGATGTCTAGAGGACCATATCCCCACACAAATAGACAACGGAGAAACTGGTCGTTCCCAACAACTTCGGTATAGGGTTCGGCTCCATATGGGGGGACCATCCTGTGATAACCCAATGGACGTGGGATAGGCCCGAATTTATTAGCTTGGTTTTTGGCACCTTCGATAAATAAGGTAGGGCTTTCCGCTCCAGTAGAACCCCTACCGATACCAGATAAATCCTTTAAAGTATGCCTCCTACTAGAAGGGGCATTAGGGGGGATCAAAGCATTTACGATAAGATTTCCAACCACACCCACAGCCATACCCGCCAGACCGCCGATCACTCCCGCCAAGGGGCCACCACTTCCGGCCAAAGCCCCCCATAATAAGGGAGCATAATATTGCCCCACAGCCACGGCAGCGATGGCCGCTATAGCTACAACTATCATAGCTACAATACGACCAGGTACTACTTTAATAACTACCAATTGCCCTTCTCTGGGCATTACATACGCCCACATATCCGATGAAATCAATTCCCCATCTACGAATATATGCGCCCTTCTTCTTAGTTCGGAATCTGGTTGGACAATAGCAAGGATTTCGACTAGAGTTTTACCGGGCTCCAGACAAAAATATTTCTTGTCTATTAGGAAGGGATGATAGGCAGAAACTACCTGTACATCATTACTAATAGGAACAATCTCGTTATTGATTGGGATTAAGTCGGGCATTCCTATAAATACCTATGATCCTAGAACACCAAATAGCATCGTTATAACGACCTATAGTTGTGTTTATCCCTTCGGTACAATGTAACATTTTACCCCGTTCCACCACTACCCCAGCATGACAAGGTCGGAGTAAAATCACATCCCCCATTTGTTCTTCCCCAGGATTAATCCTTGACCATAAGGAGGCCCCTTCGAGCAAAGCCCCCTTAGCTTCTTCCTCCTTGTGATAAGAATACTCTTCCCCTGTCGGTAAATCTATACCCAACATATCTTTATAAAAGGAGACAACCAACCCCCAACAATCCCAACCGTCAAAACCCCTGCCCATATCCACAAACGGGACATTCAGCGCCTTATCTACAAATTCGGATAAGGGTATCAATATCCTAACTTCCACTTCTACCGGGATAGACGAATTGTTTGTTATTTGAATATCCACTTACACTTTTCCTAGTTAAAAAAGCCCTGGAAAATCGGCAGGGCCAAATACATCAGCCGGGTATGGTTCTTGTAAAAAATTTTCTAAACTTAATGTGCCTTGTATAACTAAACTGTTATATTTTATATCTTTTATCTCAAAACTAGACCAAAGGGCTTCTATAGTATCCGGATCTGAAGCCCGAACTACCATAATAGTACAAGTGGGGGCTGTAGAAATTGATCTAATTTCGGAAACCATTTCTCTACTAATATTATCTATGGTAATAGTAGCCTCCGGCATTTTATCCGGGGAATCTATAGGTAAACTTAAATCAAATGGGAATGCTAAGTAAGGATCTTCCCCAGATCTTATGGTATTCACAGAATCACTACTGAGTTGAATAGGAGCATCCAGTTCATCATGTTCAATCTTCAACAAAATAATAAAAACCTCATCGGTTTCTTGGGCGTAGACAGCTTGTCTAGTGGTTAAACTTACACTACGAGACATTTATGGCAATTGCTCCAATTCCATATTGGCTTTATAGTCCTTGGGACCTACCGAAATTATTGAAGGGGGGTTTACAAATCTGACCGTAATTGTAGCTCCAGTACGTGGATGTGGAAAATTGAAACTAGTGGCCCCATAGTCAACCGTGGTTGTGAAGAAAGTCCTAAGTGTCGTAACTTGTGATAAAGTCAATAATATGGAACATTTAAAGTTATCTATTCCAGCGGTAAATCGTTTACGGACTTTAGCTGGGCCAGCGTCCATATCTGTTCTAATAATATTCTTAGGCCAATCCTCCTGGTAATTATCATCCTGTGGAGTCTGTGGTAAAGTTGCAGGCCAATCTGCCATTTATCTCCCCCTAGTAGTTGGCCCTAAACCAAAGGTTTGAGTAAGGGCTTTGTATGTCTTACTACTCCCCCTAGAAATACCATCAGCCATCATTTTATCCAACACGACTTCTATAGTATCCCCTCTTTGATTAGCCTTGGCATCTACGGGTATCCCTGTATTATTTATGACACTAAGATTTATATGGGTAGGGCCTTGTCCTGCCCCAGCAACACGGACCCCTAAATCCCCAGAGGAGGTTCTATACAATGGGAAGACCCCTTCTGGTGCCCCTGTTTCAGATACTCTGGTTATAGAAGGCGATGTAAAAATGTTCCCATGTTGGGAACCAGGTAGCCAAGTTGAAGAAGATGGTACGGTTAGGGGGAGTCCTTCGGAAGAATAAGCAGTAAATGGTCCACGCCCACCACTAGAAGAACCGAATCCAAACAAACCACTTAGCCAAGAACCTAAGCCTTTTAGCCAAGAACCTAAGCCCCCCCCTTGAGCTCCTCCCGTAGCAAGGATATTAGCCGCGGCAATGGCAGAATTGACGATGTTTACCCCAGCTTGCGCCCCGCCCCAAGCTAGGATGGCAGCGGCTTGGGTAGCATTGGAAATCTGTCCTATTTGTTCGATACCCAACCATTGCATCAATACTTGAGCAAAAGCCACCCAGAACTGCCCCAAAATACCTTCCACAGCCTTATTAATAAAAGACTCGGCTAAAGACCAACCAAGTTCATCAAAATTAACTTTTTCCCCCTTAAGTTTAGCAATTAACCCCTTTGCCACACTACTGGACATGCCTTTTTCAAGGGATTGCATTAATTCAATAATAGAAGAAGCCTCATAAGTCTGACCAGCGGCTACCCTAGCTAAAGACCATTCCTTTAACCCGCCTATGGCCCCTTCAGTCATCCATTTCTTTCGGATTAAACCAAACTTCTCAGCCTCTTGGGACATATTAAATAATATCCCTAATTGTTCCCTTTCCTCTGCGGTCAAATTAGGATTAAGCATAGCGGTTTTAAATTCATTACTAGCCATCTTCTGCCGCACTTGCAGAATAGCTTCTTCCACCCGCAGTTGTTCTACAGGTAAAGGCATATTTTGAGCTATGGCACTTCCATACTTTTCAAATAATCCTAAAATTTCGTTCTGTTTTTGATAAGCACTAGTTTGTAGTTTTATTACATTTTCCCTGACTTTCTCCTGATTGATTAAACCCGCCAAAAATAGAACCTGTGTCCTTTGTGCCCCAGCTAAATTATTGGCCAAGACGAATTGTTCAGCTTTAGCCGTATTAATACCAAGCTCCTTTTCCAATGCTTGGGCGCTATATTTAACTTGTTCAGAGAATGGGATGTTCATTCCAGCTAAGGTATTATAAGAACCCCTTAAATTATCTTCAATTTTAACATAGTTATCTGAGATGGCCTTTGTATGATCCCTCCATAGAACCATCCTGTTTAACTGTTCAGGATC